TTTTTTTAAGTCCAACTTCTAAAGGTGTATAATCAGTAAATCCTGTTAGCATTTGCACTAGTGTTGTATCTGGGCATCTACGTGTTACACTGCCTTCTGGTCCAGGTAATATTTCTAATTTGTCAGGATTAATACCCATATAGCCCATAATCATTTTTGCAACTGTTGCAATATTAACCTCATTGTCGTTGCCAACGTTTACTGTTTTATTGACACAATTGTTTACAAGATTGTCTGTCATTTTTACAGCATCATCGACATAACAAAAACTACGTGTGTCGTTGCCATTTATATAGTATAATCCTTGTTTACAACGTTCCACGAATTCATTTATAAAATGGTCAACTTGTCCTGGACCGTACACATTAAAGTAACGAATAATTAAGTAATCTAAACCACTGTTTGCAACTAGGTTTTCGCCGAGAGCTTTCGGAATGCTATAACTCCATCTTGGGTTCGTAATGTCGTTAAACACAACTGGTACTTGCTCATCAGTTGGCACATGGTAATAACCGGCATCAATTGCTCCATTAAATATTTCACACGTACTAGCAAAAACAAATTTAGTATTGGTATTTCGATAACGTTCAATTAAATTTATCGTTGGCAGTGTATTGTTAATTAGTACGTCTGTCGGCTGTTCATAAAACAATTTGGTGCCATTGGTTGCAGCAAGGTGTACTACAACATCATAATCAGGTAATAATTTTGTAGTGTTTTTATCTGCTAAATCTTCACCACGTATTTTTTTATCATATGGTGCCACGTGTGCTTTTTGCTGCTGCAAATGCTTGTAGTAATGGCTGCCAATAAATCCGTGCGATCCAGTTAATAATATTTTAGAGTGTTGCATCTTCCATACCTGCTACTCGCAGTTTAACAATGTTTGTAATTTGCCATTGCTTTTGATCAAGTGCTTTTAGGACACCTAACCACTTGTTACGCATCAGTGCAAATTCGTTGATGATTTTTTCATAGTCAACAACATCTTGTTCGCCGTCGACATATTTTTCTACGTCACGACTACTTAATGCACGTTGATAATTTTCTAAGTATTTGCGAAAAAATGAGCTACGCAATTTACGTAGCTCAATATTCAAGTATTCTAGTATCGCTTCAATTTCTTGAAGTTGATTAAATCTGTGTTCGACAATACCAGGCATTTCAGCCGACTGCTTTTCTACGTTACCTTTTAACTTGCATTCAAGTCTTGCTGCTTGAAGTTCTGTTTCAAAGTGTTGTATTGCCGCAGGAATCTGCGTTATGTCTCTGCTTACTCGACTGTACCAAGCCATTAATCATCCCACTCATCGTAATCGTCTTGATCCATTTCTAAATAATATTGAATTGCAGCATCTAAGTGTTTTTCGTTGCCAAGCATATCTTTCAGTTGTATATCATCTACACCATAATCAATAAGCATGTCAACATACTTTTCTGCTGCTAATTCAATGTGTTTTTTATCTAAATAACTTTTAAATAAATCCCATAGATCAGTGACAAATTCTTCATTCATCTAAGACAGGCTCCTCGTCATGATCCACAACTTCTTCGGTTGCGTTAGCGATATTTACCATTTGTTCTTCTTTTGCCGGTAAATCGGCCATGATCATTTCGAGTTTGTCACCTGTCCAATTCTTGCGATATTCTAGTGTTTCTTCGCCGTTGCTATCAATATACTTGTAGCGATTGCCTTGTTTTTCAAGCAGTCCTTTTGCTTCTAACAAATCAAACATACCCGAATATGGATCCATACCTGTTTCATATGGAATCTTTACTTGTACACCTTCAAACGGTTTAGCATAACGTGTTTTCATAACCTTACACGCTGCACGAATACCATTCACTGTGCTGGTTTTGTTACCATCTGCGTCTTCTTTTAGTTTTAGTTTTTTCATAGCAACTACCATTGAGCTTGCATAGATAAAACCGCTACCGCCTGAGATCTTGTCATCTGGATCAAACATATCCTGTGATGCGTAAGTGTGGTTAGTAACAACCATACCGACGTTGTATGAACCAAACATGTTAACACAGTTGGTAACCAGTGCTTTCAGTGCTTTGGCCTTACGACCCATATCACCTTTCATATCACCTGCTTCAAACTGATTAACTTCAGTTGGTGACATAAGCATACCCAAACTATCAACTACAAACAATACTTTAGGACGATCTGCTTCGTCCATTGCACGATAGTCATCCATAAATGTTGAAATAGTTTTGGCAACGTCATCAATCATTGCCATATTGAGTTTTAGGATTTTGTCTTCTGTTGTTTCTACACCTAAGGCGTGTAGCCACTTTTCATCAAGAGCATTTTCACTGTCAATCAGTACAACAAAAATACCTTGTTCTTGTGCTGACTTGACAATATTACCAGACACAATATACGATTTACCTGCACCACTTTCGCCTGCAAATACGCTTACTTTGCCTAGTGGAATACCTCTACGGAAATCACCACTGAGCAGATAGTTAAGTGCAAAGTTGCCTGTGCTGATCCAATCTTGTGGATCATTAAAGCCTGCACTCATACCTTTAATAGATTTTGTTAATGAGTTTCGAAACTTGGAAGGATCGAATGCTTTTGTAGCCATACGTATCTCCTATTCTAAAAAGCAAAGGAAAGGGCCGAAGCCCTTTCTATTATTGGTTCTGACGTGCTCTGATCATTGCAAGAATGTCTTGTGCGCCACCTGCATCACCTGCTGGTTCTGCCGCTGCTTCTGGTGCAGGTGCAGGCTCTGGTGTTGCTGCTGGTGCTGGATCTTGCCAACCAGTATCATTTACAGTTTCTTGTACTGGTGCTGCTGCTGGTTGTGGAGCAGGTGTTGGTGCAGGTGTTGTGTTTGGATCACCTGTACGTGCTGCCATACCTGCTGGACGGAAGTAATTGCTCCAACGATCCGGATCATAAGCTTCACCATCTACACTTGCTTCAAACATTTCAGTAAGAACTTTAAGTTCAACTTCGCCTGGCTTTTTAGGAAGGAAATCGTTGAGATTAAACAAGCCGTGTGTATTCACTGCTGCCATCTCTGCATCACCCAGTGGACGCTCTCTACGTGCCCAATTACTTGCGCCGTAATCTGCGTATCCACCCTTTGTACCTTTTGACAAACGGAAATCTACACCAGCAGTATAATCTGTTGGTAGTTCTTCCATGTCTGGGTCCATTAGTGCTGCTTTGATTAATTGGAAGATTTGCGGACCAATAATGAATCGACGAATTGGATTCTCTGGTTGTGAATCTTCTTTCAATGGATCATCTACAACAAAACCTTGGAAGATATATGAACGCTTTTTCCAATACTTACGACCCATATCCTCTAGTGAAGGATCTTTAAACCAACCACGTACTTCTTGTAGAATTGGACATGATTCACCGTACATTTCCATACATGGAACTTGTACTTGTACTGGACGAGAACTTGTGTCTCCTTTTACTCCACTAAATGGAAGTTTAATCATCAAACGTTCTTTCCAAAAGAAAGTGTTTGAATCATCGCCGTCAGGTAGAAAACGTAGTGTAGCACTACTTCCTTCTGACATATTCCAAAATGGGTAAATTGCGTTGTCACCGCCTCCTGTGCGTTGACCTGAAGCGCCTGCTTCTTGTTCTTTGAGCTTTGCTCTAATTTCTGCTAATGATGCCATAGTTATGCCTCCTTATATATTGCCTATGTGCTTGTGCCTAATTATGTGTAGCACAATTACTATACTACACAATGTTATTTATCTTGTCAACTATTTTTTTGACAATATTTTCAAATGGTTAGCCGATTATCTTAAACCGGCTAACGATGTGATTCTATCTAGTTCTGTTGAATCACCTAATAAATCAAATAATGATCCTGGTGCTTTTTGTGCATTTGCTTTTTGTGCATTAGGATTGTCTGTTCGCTGTGCTTTATCGGCTTGGAACCTATCAATTCTTCTCCTAATTTCTGCACGTTTTGCAGGAGAAATAGATTTATATGCCTTTAGAGCCTCTGGATTTAAAGTTAAAATTCCTGCATCAAGCATCATCTGCACTGCTGGATCATCTATCTCAACATCACCGGCACCATATGTACGACCTCGTATATCACCTACTGGCTTTGTACCAAACTTTTTCTGAATTGCTTTCATTAGGTTTTGGTCAACTTCGTCTTTACTATCTACACCCATAAACTCGTATACCTGATCAACACCTACATCTTCTTGTGTTTGGTTTTGAGAACTTATACTTGCAATATCTTTTTTAACAAAATCCATAATAAATCTGGCTTCATTACCAACCTGATTGATTAATCTTCTTAATGCATTTTGGTCGCCTTGTCTTATTCTATTAATATTTTTTATCATTTGCATTGCATTATGTTTAGTGCTTTCGCCGCCGCCTGCTTGTTTTATCTCTCCGCCTAATCTATGCAACTCTTGATAAATGTCTAATAAAGCCTCCATAGCAGGGTACCCTGCAAGGG